TAATTTGTTCAGTAATATAACCATTATCTACATACCACCATTCTAAACCTTGTTCTTGACATTCTGTTATTTGTCTAATATTTTGACCTGCTAAACCCCAAAAGAAGTGTACATCTTTACCCTCGTCTTTCCAGCCTTTTTCAATAGCAGGCATAAGTTGATGTGATAAACATTTATCCCATGGTAATTTATGTGTTATAATCATTTTAAATCTATCTTTATTGTATCGTAATAAATGTCAAACCACTCGTCAGCATAATCACTTCTAGCATATTCTTCAAAGTAAGGACCACCTAATGTCCAATGTACATTTTTTGCGTTAGGGTTGTAATCATATTCACCTACCAACCAGTTCCAATCTAATGGTATTTCACCTATTGCGTCATCATTTATAAGCCATTTAAATTGATGTAATTCTAAACCAGAGGCATTATTTACAAAATCTGGTTCTAATCTATGACACATTTGATTTTGCATTAACATCATACTAGACCAATTTTTCTTTTCAAACTTTTCATTCTTAGCACCTCTAAACTTATCTTGTTTAGGTTCATAATCATGTTTACAACACATAACACTATATCTCATATTACGCATACTCCATAGTTCAGCAATATCACCTCTAAACATCATATCACAATCCATGAATATGGACCAACCATCAAACTTTCTTAATGAGGGTACCATAAATCTACTAAACGCAAAATCTGTTGATTGATTTGGTTGTTTATCTCTTGTAAACTTTGGTAAATTATTTAAACATAGTGGTGTAATTGATACAGGTTGACTAGAATTTCTCCTAATACTTTCTGACAATACATGATAAGCAATCTTTTCTCCCTCATCATAACCTATAAAAACATCTATCATATTCTAGCCTCCGGACTACGACCTTTTAGTTTTCTAGGACCTTTGGTGTGGTCATACACTTCACCTAATATTGACCTAGCTTGTACATGACCTGGTTTACCATCACCAATGTTATGATTTTTTGTACCTCTGTTTTCAAATTCTTTTCTTACATAATCCCAAATATAACTATCATGTTGTTCTTTTAAATTATAAATGCCATCTGTATCATATAATGATTTCATTCTATTTGCATAAGAAATAGTATCTTTATGTTTTAAATTAAAGTATAAAAAACCACATTCACTATAATGATTACCTCTTCCTAGATAAGACATCATACAATCATCTTTATGAATATGTTTTTTTATCCATTCTTCATCAATTGGTTTATGAAATACGCTATCTGCGTCAATACAAATTAATCCATCCGCCTCTTGTGTCATTAGGGCATGTGTATATGCATATACTTTATAACTAAATCTAACACCATCTGTTATAAAATCAAGACTTTTTTCTTTAAAGTCTGATATAGGTTGTCTATGTTTGTTTCTATCAACAAACTTTTTTAAATCTGGTAAGATTGACTCATCTTCATTGTAAACAATTACCTCGAAAGGCCAATTATATGTTTTTTTAAATCTATGAGCATATGCTTCATATAGATTATTATTCCAGGTAGTTATTACTTTAAATGTTGCCATGGTTTACCTTGTCTGATTTCTTCTACTGACCATTGAGCATACGCTAGGTCATATAATAGTTGTTCTCTTTCACCAAGTTTAGGATTTTCTATCTGTTCTAAAGAGTGTGATGATATTGGCCATATAAAATTATATTCACAACAAGTTATAACAGGTATGCCCTCTATAATTGAATCTACACTTGAACCACTAGTATAAGATACGGTACACCAGGCATTGTGTAAACTATCTTTTATATTTTTATTTTTATCATAACTAACTCTATTGGTGTAATTAAATTTATTAACTACTTCTTTCAGTCTTAATTTATTTTCTGGATGGTCTCTCACAATTATATCTCTATCAGTATTTTTTAATAACATTTTAATTGTGTTTATTAACCATAATTCTAAATCAATACCAAATAGTGAGGCGTCATATGAATTTTGACCAATAACTAATACATGGTCACCTTTATTACGCCAATCTTTAACATTAATACCCATAGAATTAAATCTGTCTGGTGATGAATTTTTATTTTTAAAATCTGATAACCCTCGCATGTAATGGTTTAAACCCACCCTATAACTATCATGTTCTTGTGTTATTTTTCTATTTAATAAAGGTGTTTCAAAGACTATAAGTTTACCCTTATGATTATCAACTATGTCATTTTTTAAGCTATGATGAGAAGTTGCATTTTTCTTCCATGAACCTAATATAATAGCAACATCACATGGTTCATATTGTTTGCTATGTGTTACATCAACACCAATACTATCAGCAAACTGATTTAATAACAACTGTTCGTGTGGTTTTGGTGTTGAATTAATAAAAATTAAGTTTTTCATTACCACACATTTTCGCCATTTAAATGTTTATAAGCTTTACCTGATTCCATCTCTTCTTCCGTAAACTGAGCACACATTAAAGATTTTACCCAATCCATCCTCTCTCCTGTATATAAGGGGTCTTTTATCTGGTCTAACTCATTTAAACCTAGACTAACAGGATATGCTGGCGAATGTTCACTACAATAACTTGGAATGCCTGACATGACAGCTTCTACAGCACACATTGAATGAAAAGATACCATAGCATAACAATCTTTTAAATCTTGACTTAAAGGTTTGTCAAGTTTTTCTCCCCACTCTGCATTATTTTTAAATTTTTGTCTAACAACTATTTCTCTTCTAGTATGTTTTTTTAGTTTTTTTACAATATCATTTTGCCATTCTATTCTATCAATACCATACCACTTTGCTGTATGATAACTAGGTGGTATGACTAAAATGTGTTTACCCTCATATTGCCATGGTTTTGGTGTAAGTTTATCTCTACACCCTTGATTTAATTTATCTATGAGATTATCATATCTTCTATCTACTTTGTATGATTTTTCAAGATAGTTTTTTTGAGTATTATTTTTACACACTCTATACCATCTATCGCCTGTTATTGATTGTTGATAATCCGAAAAGAAAAAATATGGTTGGTCAAAGTAGTACCAATCTCTGCCCTCTGACACGCAAACATCATGTATTTTTTTTGTGTTTCTTAATAAACCTTGAAATACTGCTGATGTATTTTCTGGTATCTCACCATTCCAATTTGGCCAAATATAATCAAAAAATACTTTATCTTCTTTTTTTATATTAAGATTATTATTTTCTTTTACATGAAATATTTGACTCTTTAATTTACTTGTAAATGCTTTTAAGAAAGGAGCTGACGCTTTTCTGGTTTCAAATATGTAAGTTTCCATAACCAACCTTTTGTATATAATAACTATCTACAATATCTGATATGGGGTTACCAACTTTTTCAGTATCAAATAGTTTCTTCAAATCAATTTTTGTTTCTTTTACAAATGCCTCATACATCATGTCTTTGTCTGCGTTACCTTTACCTGTAGCACCTTTTTTAACAACACTAGGCACTACTATATCATACGATATATTTCTTTCTTGTAAACAATATTTGAGTATGCCACAATTTTCAGCTATTTGAAAAAGACCTTGACCTTTAGAACCATAAGAATAGCCTTCAATATAAACTTTTAAATTATTACCTAGTATGTGAAATTTATTGATTGCCCATTTAGATATATTAGAAAATCTTTCTATGGGTGTATTGTAATCTTGGTGTTCATCGCCAATAATATTGTTAGCAATCTTACCTAGATGTTTCTTTTTCTTTGTCAAATAATAAAACATAATATCATTGTCATTATTTACACAAACACAAGGACTGGTTAAACTATAATCAATTCCAATTATCGTCTTCTTCGTCTTGTTCTTTATTAATCCATTCAACATTGTCTTCCTCATCTTCTACTTCAAATCCACAGAAAGGACAAGTAAGAGGTTCTAAATCTTGCTCATCAATATCCCATGCTACACTATATTTAGTTTCACAGGAAGAACAGGTTTTTGTTACTTTATTATTCATTATAGTTTAAATTTTTTAAATTGGTCTTTTGTAACATCTTGTTTAATACCACCAATTACATAAGATTCAATTTCAGTTTCTTGTGGTGCGTTTTGTGTACCCTTTGAATTCAACCAATGGTCTACCCATGGTAAAGGGTTTGTTTTTTGTTCGTATCTTGGTTCTAAGCCAATACCTTTCATTCTTCGGTTTGCCATGTACTCTACAAATTGGTGTAATAGTTTTTCTGATAAACCTATCATACTTCCTTTTGAAAATAAATGTGTCGCCCACCTTTTTTCCTCTGCTAATGCGTCATCATACATTTTATATACTTCTTTTTCACATTCTTTTCTAATCTTTAACATGTCTTTATCATCATTACGGTCATG